AAAATCGACAGAATAAATGACCTTAAAAGATTCTTAGATTTAGGAGTTTAATATTTTGACTGATTTAACACCGAAGCAAGAAAAGTTTGCGCAGCTCCTTGAAGAGGGAATGAACCAATCCGACGCTTATAGGAAAGCTTACAACGCTGAAAAGATGACAGACAAGACTATATGCGAGAAGGCTTCAATACTTGCAAGTAACGGCAAGATAAGGGCAAGGCGCGAAGAGATACGCGCTCCAGTGCTTGATAAGGTAGGCTATAGCATTGAGGCTCACCTTGAAAGACTTGAAATCTTATCTTCTATGGCATCAAAAGCTGGTCAATTCACCGCCGCTGTCAACGCGGAAACTAATCGTGGAAAATGTTCTGGCTTTTATGTCGAGAAGGTTGATGTAACAAGCGGAGGGGCTGCAATGGCTCCTAGCGTAATCGAAATTGTTGCTCCGGCGATGGTAAACGGAAAAGTTCAATAATCAATTTATCGCATGAGAAGTTTAGCGGCTTCGCTCCGACTCGTCATCGGACATGCGATCTTTTTAACGACGAACCAAGACGGAGGTTGATGATGAGAATTAAAGTACAAGTTAAAGTTAAAGCAATATGCGATGTATGTGGCAAAGAGGTTTTAAGGGATAAGTATAATTTGAAGTCATGTAGAAAAAAAGGCATGAAAGTTGCTTGTTCTAGCAAGTGTAGTGCTTTTATAAGAAAGAAAAAAAATGCAGATGATTCTATCGGTAAAAAATACGGAAGACTTACAGTAATTGAACCGGATCTTGAATCAGAAGGACTCTGCCGTGTTATTTGCAAATGCGATTGTGGCAATATCGTGAATAAACCATTACACTTATTGAAAAATGTGAGCGTATCTTCTTGTGGGTGCTTGAGGTTAGAAACGATTAAAAAAAATGGACGAGGTTTAAAACATGGTTTGTGCCACAAATATAAAAAAGAATATTCGGCTTGGGCTGATATGAAACAACGTTGTGTAAATAAAAAAAACAAACATTACAAAGACTACGGGGGAAGGGGAATATCATTTTGTGAGCGCTGGAATGATTTTAAGCTTTTTTTCGATGATATGGGGTCTAAACAAGAGGGGCAAAGCATAGACAGAACAGATGTAAACGGAAATTACTGCCCTGAAAATTGCAGGTGGGCAAATAATGATCAACAAGCGAATAATAAAAGAGTTCATCACAACATAACATATAAAGGCGTTACTAAAAATATAACTCAGTGGTCAAAACATTTTGGTTTAGGCGTTAAAACATTAGGCTACAGACTTTCTGCTGGTTGGGATTTAGACGATGTTTTCACTAAGAAAAGCGCAAGAAGGGAAAATAGATGGTTGTAGCCAAGATAGAACTACCCCCTAAAATGGTTGAGGTGTTTTCTCATCCAAGAGGAAATTTAAGGTATCGTGGATTCAGAGGAGGCAGAGGGTCTGGAAAGTCATTTTCATGCTCGTTAATGGCGGCAGTGTGGGGCTATGCTGAGCCACTTCGTATCCTATGCACCAGAGAGTATCAATCTTCGATTAAGGACAGCCTACACGCTGAAATTAAAAACGCAATACAGTCTATTCCTTGGCTAGCTGAGCATTACGATGTAGGAGTGGATTATATAAGAGGCAGAAACGGTACGACGTTTATATTCAGAGGCTTACATCACAATATAGCTGGGATAAAGTCGCTCGCACTTGTGGATTTGTGTATTTTAGAAGAGTGTGAATCGGTATCAGAAGCTAGCTGGATTGACCTAGAGCCAACAATCAGAGCACCGAAGTCTGAAATTTGGGCAATATGGAACGGTAAAAGAGAGAATTCGCCCGTAGACAAACGGCTAGTACAGAACCCGCCAGACAATGCTTTAATAGCTAAGTTAAATTACTGTGACAATCCGTGGCTACCTGATGTTTTGGATACTGTTAGATTAAGAGACAGGGACGTTATGAGTCCCGCTATGTATAATCACATATGGCTTGGCGCTTACCTCAAAAACGACGAAGCCTCGATATTTCACGATAAATGGAAAGTTGAGGAATTTACGCCCGATGAAACTTGGGATGGGCCGTACTTCGGGCTGGATTTTGGCTTCAGCCGAGATCCAAGTGCGGCGACAAAAACTTGGATTCATAACGAAAATTTATATATTGAATACGAGTGTGGGCAGGTCGGGCTTGAGCTTGACGATACTGCGGAATTTCTTAAAAAGAGGATCCCTGGAATCGAAAAGCATATTATTCGCGCTGATTGTGCGAGGCCAGAATCAATATCTTTCTTGAAAAGAAAGGGACTGCCGCGGATAGTGGGTTGCGAGAAAGGAAAAGGGTCAATCGAAGACGGGATTGCATTTATGAAAAGCCATCGAAAAATAATAGTCCATCCCCGCTGCGTTGAAACACAGAATGAAATGAGCTTGTATAGTTTCAAGGTCGATAGACTAACTGGTGACATAATGCCTTCTATCTTAGACGCTTACAATCATTTTGTCGACTCCATACGCTACGCCCTCGAGCCCGCGATGAAGAAAACTAAAAGAGATTATAGCAAACTCGTTGAACAGAGGCGAAGAAAATGAGCAAACTAGGGAACATTAAAAATCTGCGGATATTCGACAGCTTACGGAGCATATACAACGGTTTAGCCAATACTCGTAACGTCGTATATAATAACCAAGTCACGCATCAAGCTATAACCTTTTCGGAACTTAGAGCAATATACCGCACAGGGCTTGGATCTAAGATCGTTAGACTTAAAGCAGGGTATGCGCTGAAAGATACGTTGCAGTTCGAGTCTGCGAAAGATGAGAGCATATATAAAGCTAAATTTGAAAAAGCAGTAAAAAGAGCGTCGCGTTACATGATAGGCTTCGGCCGTGGTATTATTGTTTTATACAACCGTGGAGAGGACATGAGTTCGCCCGCTCGCGGTAAGTTCGATGTTTCGAAAGTTGAGTTCAAAGTTTTTTCTGGCGATCTTGTTACTAGTACCGATGCTCCGATAGACTTGATGGATCCTAGATATTACAAGCCAAAATATTATTCAGTTCGCGGAGTTCATTTTCACTACAGCAGAGTCATAGATTTTTCATATGTCGAGCCAACGGAATTTGATGCTCCAATTTACCAGTACGGCGGAGTAAGCGAGTTTGAGCTGATATACAATCAGTTGATCAATGACGGGATAGTCGAGCGATGCACGCCAACAGTTCTTGAGAAAAATGCGACTCTTTTCTACAAAATTGTAGGGCTAAAAGATGCGATGCAAGACAAGAACGACTCATATATAAGACAATATTTTACCGAAGCCGAAAATGCGAGGTCGGTGTACGGTGCGGCGCTCATCGACTCTGAAGATGATGCCTACACTGTTAATCAAACACTCACAAATCTGCAGGAAGCCGATTCGATAACTTTGAGAAGGTTAGCGATGGTTACAGGGATCCCTCTGGCTATACTCGTCGGGGAAAATGTTAAAGGGCTGAACTCTACTGGCGACAACGAGATGCGGATATTTCAGGACACGATAGAAGTCTTGCAAGCTGATTATCTCGAAGATCCGATCAATGAGCTTTTTGCGAAAATCGGGCTAGGGAAGGTTTCGTTTAAAGATAACCAGGGTCGGACGCCAGACGAGCGGATAAAATTTGAATCGCTAGTAATACAAAACGCTATTGCACTATATAACATCGGCGAAGACCATGGGAAGTATCTTGAAGAAAATGCCGTTGTTGTTAGAGATAAATTTTCTGAATTTTTCCCCGAAGCTGAAGAAGAAGAAGAGATAGAAGTTGAAAACGTAGCAGTCGAAAAAAATGAGCAGTAAAAAATTGATAAGAACTCCTGCGCCGTCGCTTACCGATATGCGAGAATTCTCATTTACTATGACCCGCATGATCGACCAATTTTCTGCTAGATTCAAAAATCAGGTCTTCGGTGAAATGACGAAAAAGACGATTAATAAATTCGCCGATGCTCAAGTTGGCAATTTTGCAACGATATTTCTAAAACTAACAAAAGCAGTAAAGAAAAAATTACTTGCACAGTATAGTAATGATAGAATAGAAGTTAT